TGTGTAGGTAGGTAAAAAAGCCGCCACATTGGCATTGCTGTAAGTGGCAGGTAGTCCAGTCAATTGACTGCCGTTGCCGAAGTAGTAGTTGGCAGTGACATTGCCTGTGACACTAGCCTGCCCTAGGGTAATTAAATTGCCGCCTTGTACGTTGCCAGCTGCCACAATATTGCCGGTGGTGCTCATACTGGCACCAGTAATTGTGTTGCCACTGTAAATATTGCCAGTCACAGATGTAGTACCAGAAACAATCATACCATTGGCATTGAAGACTGCCACATTACTGACACCATGCACGCCAATGTTTACATTGCTGCCAGGACCACTGATAACAACATTACTGTTTCCAAATATCAGTGATGTAGCAGATATATTTCCTGCCTGAGAAACTTCACCCCATATTACATTAGAGCCATCATAGTTGGCAAAACAGTAGTAAAAATAGATAGAGCTTACTGCATACATTCCGACCTGGTCACCAAGTTGACCATATGGTGTAGCTGGAGGATTTTGTACACGATTGTATAATTGAGTAAAATTGGAATTAGTTTTTGTGAATGCCGTGCGTATAGGATCGCCGCTGCCATCGTCAGGCGCAGTTCCTACATTGATTATTTCTTGGGTCATTAAACAAGGTCCTCTGGAATGTATTTACCAGACTTGTTTAACTATATTTTTTGCCTAACCTGGACTGAAACTACTGCCGCAGCCGCAGGTAGTTTGGGCGTTGGGATTGGCTATTACAAAACTGCTGCCGTGTAGGTCTTCTTTGTAGTCTACTGTGGCACCAGTGAGGTATTGGCTACTCATTGAATCTACCAACACTTTTACACCACCAAATTCTAAATCCCAATCATCTTCGTTGGCAACTTCGTCAAATGTAAAACCATATTGCATGCCACTGCATCCGCCGCCTTGCACAAACACACGTAGTTTGAGCTCAGGATTACCTTCTTCGGCAATAAGTTCATGCAGTTTTGCGGTGGCTGATTCAGTTAGTGTCATCATAGTCTTTCGTTACAAACGTCCCAGTCAATTATTTTCCAAATATTGTCAAGATACCGTTCTTTGTCCCATTGATAATCTAAAGCCCAAACATGTTCCCACCAGTCAACCAATACACAGATATCGGTGCGGACTGCATGGTTAGGTATGGTTTTGATAGTGCCGTTGGTGCTTAAATATACCCAACCTGAGCCCTGTATTTTCATTGCGATTTCTTTAAACGCAATTTTAAAATCTTCGTAGGTTTTAAAATTTTCTTCTATGAGGGCTAGCACTGCACCTCGGGGACGATTGGCACCTTTGGGTGGTCGCAATTGAGGGAAAAACTTGTTGTGCAAGAAACTGCCAGCCCGGTTAAAATCGGCATTGCCTTCGCCAGCATTGTAGCGTTTGGCATAGCCTTTGGCCAAGTGTTCATAATGATAATTTATGGATTCCTTACTCATCACAGGATCCAAGGCCTTTTCAGAGTAAGGCAAAGGTGTGGTTTCCAGTTTGGCTGGTCTAGTACTTGCCTCGACTATATAAATAAAATCCATTATTGAGCTTGCTGTTTCCATAATGATATTTATCTGCGTCTAACAATACGTCCACGAGCAAGATCGTAAGGACTGAATTCCATTTCAACTGTGTCGCCGGCTAGGACTTTGATATTGTTTTGGCGCATGCGCCCGTTTAGTGTGGCCAACACAGGCAATTCAAAATTTGATATTTTAATTCTATATGTGGTATTGCGTAAAACTTCTACTACTACACCTTCCATTTTTATCACATCTTCTTTACTCAATTGTGAACGCTATCTTTCGTAATCTGTCCCACCTAAAACTACGCCAACCATTGGCGTTGCAATCCCAAACCACACACGTTTCTTTTTTGTCTATAAGTTCTGGTTTATCTGTGGCCAGTTTATTTACCGGTCTAGCACCCAATGATTCGTTTAATGTACAAGTCATTGATCTATGCATTCCATCAGCTTTGGTAAATTCAATTTGAAGTTGAGTTTCTTTTAGTGTACTGTGCATCCAATCTCGGAGTGCTTGTTGACCTGCTTCGTCGGCTTCTTGGTACCAGCTGCTTTTTTCACTTTGTAGTAAACGCCAAGTTTCACTTTTGTTAAATGCATCTGGGTCAAATGTCATCTTCTCATCCTCGAAATATCAACGGCTTCTTCATCAGAAAAAACAGGAACTGCATTTGACTTGTGCATGGTAGCAATGCCTTTGACCTTGGTACCTGTGTAGACTTTGGCTGGCGCCAGGGTAGCAACACCTGCACCTGAATTCAAACTGGGAATATGACTGGTATTACCGCGTCCTGCCGGAGTACTGAGTTTATATGTCAATGGTTCTGCTTTGAGCGCACGGCTACGTTTACGATCTTCTGCTTCAATGCCTTGTGCTCGCAGCAGTTTCTGCCAAGACTCTTCTAGTTCGCGGGCCCGACGTGCTTCTTCGGCATTGCGAAATTTTACCTTGCCTTTTTTGCGTCCATTCAAACTGAGCCAAGGGCCTTCTAAATGCATGCTCATAGGATTATCCTAGTGGTTAATATACCTATATTATAACATAAAAAACGTCCAAAGTCAACCATTATTTGAATAAAATTAGTGCCATTAGTCCTGCCTGTATCATAAAACCCACACCAATTGTGATAATATTGAGGGCGTCTTTGAGTATTACAGCACGACCAAACATCAGTATAAGTCCAGCCCACATGAATAGCACAATGTCTAAATTAGGTGTGCGGTCACTCAGGCCAGAAAGCAAACTTAACAAAGTTGGAATAGTAGCACAATGAATTATAACTGTGGCCAGCCATCCCAGCGTTTCAGCTGAAATGTTAGGCAAATGCTCATCAATAAATTTTCTAATACCTTGCACTCCAGATTCAATGTTGGTCAATCCAAATGTCATAGTCGTTCCCCGTAAAAGATATGATGCCCTATCTGAGCAATTTCTGGTTTATTCCATTGTACATGTATGTAATCAGCATGATAGTACAAGGCGTTTTTCATACTAGGTAAACGGAACCCTTCTAGCAATACTTTTTTAGCTACTTCTTCACTTTCGTGCCAAAGTACTCCGTACACTGGTTTTGTTTTGTAGGTACCATCGCAGTACCATGAAAATTGACATATGACTTTTTCATACACAACGTTCTTTTGATAAACTACTCCGCAAACATCTGCGGGAAAATGTCCACTGGCCACACGATTCATTGTGACCTGTGCTACAGCTACTTTGCCTTCAAATGGCTCGCTAGCTGATTCCCAATAGATATTGCGTGTTAAACATTCTAATTGACGAGTTTTTTCTTGTACACTAACATGTGCCAATTGCCATGCTTCGTTTTGACTTCTAAGTGTTGCAAACTGTTTGCTAGTGACTGACACTACTACAGCAACGACCATAAAAAGACTTACTAATTTTACTATTCTGCTGAGCCACCATGCTAAGGTGGTGGCAATGCGATTGGTTGATTCAGTCAACTTGTTTCTCCTTTACCTGAATTGGTGTTAAGACGGTGCAGATAGAGATTGTGATCTATTGCCGATACAAAATCAGCAGATGAGTTTTCTGCACCCACAAATACTTAGTAACTGATCTTAATCAGGGCCCAAATGCCTGTTGTTTCGGACCAGTTTTGCCATTAACTACACACTTAACCAATCACCGGCGGCATTGCTTTAAGTTTTTCCCACATCTTAGATTTTTCTTTTAATTCTGCTTCCAATTGACGATATTGGTCACCAAGTTCTTTGAGCTGATGCCACTCAGTTTCTAATTCTGCGTTAGGGCGTAGTATATTCAGTCGTTCCTCAATGTTTTTTAGCACACCAGTTAGACTGACGCCATTGATTCGGACATCAGCACCTTCACCTTGAAGTTCGAGAGTTCCGCTTGGAGTTGAAGTGATAGGTGAGCTTGTGTATGTTCCATTGGTAGCATACACATACTGGTTGGTCGCAGCTGAAATCTGTGTTGCGGCGCTAATGGAACATACATTAGACTGGGGCAAGGTGCCCCATCCTGGAAATGTTCCTGTGCTGATTTTTAAATCATCATACGCCATTTTACTTGGCAGTGGTCAATGCTTCTTTTTCTACAGTGATTTCTTTGCGACGTTCTTTGATGCCTTTACTCATTTCTTGTAGAGCTTTGCGGGCACGAGCGGCAGCAGCTTTTACACCTTTACCTGTGAATTTTTCATTTTCAGCAAGATATGTTTCATAAGCGGCTACGATTTGTTCATGTTGTGTCATTTGTGTTTCCTTTAAATGTATAGTAATTATACGACATTTTGCACACTTGTCAAATTTTGTTTAACCATGTATGTGTCGGCGATTCCATGTGTCCCATATGGTAACATCGTCCCAGTTGTGTTTCCATGTGACCATAAACAGGTTTAAAGTATTGTGATCAAACAAGTGCATACGCCCATCGTCAATTCGAGCGCGAGCACTTTTATTGTTATTAATCCAGGTGGTGAATAAATTTCTAGCCTGAGGTGTTCTTAGAATTATTATAAACATGGCTTCGCCATGTTTGTCTTTGGGTTGAGACATTTAGTGTAAGGATTGATTGGCAGGTTGAATTCTAGCGAACTCAGTCATCTGCTCAACATATTTAGCGAAGTCTTCGTCCATTTCGACTTCTTCGTTGTCGTGATCGGCTGCAGTTTCGTTGGGCACACCCAACACACGCATGAGTCCTCCCATGTGTATCTTGGTAATACCTTCTCGATACAGCACCAACATGAGATGCATGGTAGCTATGCGTATTATTTCTTCTTGCGTTGTTTCGTCGAGCATATATGTAATTATGACGGATTTCGAAATCGTAAAAAATGGCACCGAAGTGCCATTTGTAGAGTTAAACAGCGTTTAAGCTTCTACTGCTGTTTCTGCGACGGCAGTTTTGGCAGGAGCCTTGGCAGTTTTCACACTTGAAGCAGAAACTTTCAATTCACCTTTCTTGGCAATCTTAGTTTTTTCTGCCAATTTGTTGGCCACTGCATAGCCAGCATCGCCTTCAGTGATACCTTGCTCTTGCAAATATTGCAAGGCCTGTAACTTGGTCATTGCATGTGGAAGTTCAATCAAGTTGATATCTGTACAACCTGCTTTTTGCAAAATCTTGTGACGGGCCACCATGTCGTTTGCAAAACGAGCCTTGGTTGTGCCATCTGGGTTAGTTGCTGTACCTGCTACGGAGAAAGTTTTTTCAGTTGTTGACATAATAGTGTTGCCTTTTTAAGTTGCCTGTTGAGTTTAAAATTAATGTTAGACTTGCTAACATATCTAAATTATAACACAATTGGATTTGAGTGTCAACCATTTGTGTTATTTAGATTCTGCAATTTGCCCAAAATCACTGTGCCAGTGACTCAGCTTGTGATTTGATTGTGGTGATCCCATGGTCCATGATCCGAGCCACACCCGAAAAACCAACGGTTGCTACAATCAGTCCAAATACAAAACCGTAAATAAATTTCATTTTTGTACGTCCTGAATTTGAGTTTTGATATGATCTGCACGGTCCGCAATATGACCTATTCCCAAGGCCACGGCGATCACAATTATGGCTTCGATAGCCAGTACAAATAAAATTTGCATGATAATTCCTTAAGATAAAACTGTCACCCTGTTGAGTTGAGTGGTTGCATTGTCACGGTGAGATTTGACAGTACCACGGATTTTCACGCCAGGTCCTAGATCGATAGGAGCACGATAGCTGAAAAACACACTGCGGTTTTCACTGTCTACCGCAGTCACAAACCATGTGTTGAAATTTTGACTATAACTAGTTCTCAACACTTCGATATCCAGGGCGATCTTGTCACCAACTTGGCCCACATGCTGATTTACAGTTTGACGCAGACGTGAATCACTTTCTGCCCGAGCTTGGCCGCGAGCTTGGCTGGCTGGCAAGCATGGCACCACTGCCAAGGCTAACCGGTCTAGATTGCTATCAAACTCTGACTCTAAAGCCAAGACCTTTTGAACACTCAAATCAAAATCGCTGAGTTGACCTTTGAGTGCTTTGACCGTGAAGTCACCACGTATCCAGTCCAAGCATTCTTGTCCAGCCTGGATGTCACCAGCATCCAATCGATCAGGATTGGCCAGTAATTCTGCGAACACTTCGCGATTGGTTCTGTATTTTACCACAGGAGGCTCTGCTTGAGTATCCCATTCTGTTGCCTTGATGTAACGATTGTCATTGATACGATGTGCTGCCACTGCTGCGGCCCAGACTATGGTGACTGGATACTTGGTACCAGGCTGGGCCACACGAGTTGATTTTGACGGATATTTTGACATATAATATTGCATGAGTTGCTCCTGTTTTCTTACTATAACTCTATTATAACAAATTGGCAATTTTGGGTCAACCAAAATCACATGGTCCAATACAATTCTGAGGAAGGGTCGCAACAACGAGGAGTGTCCGCATCAATTTCAATCTCAATGCCACTCATGAGATTTGTGACCTTTTTAGTTGGTGCGCGATAAGTTTCGCGGGTCACAATGTTCAGTTGATTTTCGCTCCAGCCTGCTTTACGACAAAGACGGGTACGAGTTGCTTTGGCTGCACCAAAAGTCTTGTATGCACGAGTTTTATTGGGACCGTCTGTAACGATTAAACCAGTACCTTTGCTAACAATTACATAAGACATTTTTGAACTCCTTGTTACTTACTATACATCTATTATAGCAAAATGGGCATTTTTGGTCAACCGTTTTATACAAAATTGTAAGTGTACTCACCTTGAACAGGGCCGTTCATTGTCACTTTACCTTGGCCAAATTCCATGACCAATCTGTCAAAAATATTATCAGCAGTGGCTTTAGAACAGGCGGCAAATAGTGTGCCTGTGTTCTCAAAAAATCCCACATGTTCGTTGTCATTTAACAACGGACGGGTGATATAGCATACATTACTTTCAAATTCCAAATGCGTCATTTACTGCTCCTTGTTACTTACTATACATCTATTATAGCAAAATGGGCATTTTTGGTCAACCAAATAGTGTTGTTTTTATGCAACACTATTTGGCCTTGTAAGCCCTGTAAAAATGGGGTTCATAATCCATGTAGGTACAATAAGCCCATTCAACCTTACGTTCTCTCCACCAAAGATCTTTGTGCTCACCCCGTAATATATCCGTCATCATGGCCTTGTTATTGCGAGTGACCTGTGCTTTGGCTGAACTTTCTCGTTCATATACTGTGACACACTTGCCAGATTTGACATGATATACTACAAACATTTTATTTAAATGGCCTCCAACATGTTGGCAGGCACTCGATATGTTCCAACAGCCGTGGCCACTGTGATGTACTTGATGGCAACCTTTTGCACTGTGCCAAGATAGGTGCGACCATTACGACTGCTAGTAAACTTGACCTGTGTGCCAGGCACCATGGTTCGTTTGTTGTCTTGAACAATTTCTGCACGAGCAAACCTCACTGCAGACATAACCAAGTCCAAGTCTGCATTGGTAAGTCCGCCAAACTTGATGGCATGAGCAATTTCTTTAACATTCATTACAGTGTCTCCTCTTGATTTCTTTGTTCTAAAAGTTGTTCCAAAAATGACTTGCGAATCTCATCGCTCACACCTGCACTCTCAAGACTCTGATACAAGTCTAGTTCTTGTTGTAATTCTTCAGTGGTGCATGCATCGTACTTCTCTAAAAAATCCATAAACAATGATTTCATCTGTCCCATTTTACACTCCTGTTTTTCTAAAATAACCATAACTCAGTCCTAGCAAGAAACAAAGGTATTCATTGTCACCGTTTGAACCTTCAGCTTCGTGAATCCAACGCAAGGCCATAGCACGATTCTTAGCACCTGTCTGCAACAAACTCAAAACACGCATTTCAAAATCGTGTGCAGCTTCTGCCTGTTGTTCTTTTTGCAGTTGATTGTCGGCCTCAATGATTTTGCCCATGATCTCAAATTGCGAATTGAACTTGTCAAGAGTCCAAGTGCTGAAATCAAAACGTGGGCGAAAGCCATAGGCATCTTTGTGCATGTCACTGTAGATTTCTTGTGCCTGCTCTAGTTCTGACAATTCTTCCCAGGATTTTAACATATTTGTTCCTTGACTCTGCTATTTTACTCGTCGTAGGCTTCATCGCCCATTTCAGTTACTCTTTCTTCCACAACGCCTAAGTCGACGATGCGTGCTGTTTGATCTTCATTGCTCACCCCCTGGAACGCTGTACGGAACGATTGATACTCGCCTAAGAAGCCAAATATATCCAAACGGTCCCAGTCGTCAGGCACTTCAAGTTCTTGAGTCAATAAAGTTTCAACAATGACTTTCATAGTTTACTCCTTAAACTGTTGCTGATTGGTTGCGTTTCTCATCCATTAACTCAAACAAGATGAATTTGGCAATGTTCATATTGCAACGGATTAGCTTGTCTGTGAGTGGAGCAGGGATGGTGGGATTCTTCATGGCAATCAATTCTTGGCAATCAGAAAGAATACCAGCAACAACCATTTCAAGACCCGAACACTTTGCAGTGATTGAATTCATGTAGCGATCACGAATTTGTTGCTCTGTCATTCCGTACATTTTGACTTCGTTTGCGTTTGACATTTTCTGCTCCTTTTTGTTTAATATGCTGTTATTATAACCAATTTGGGATTTTGAGTCAAGTGCTCAGTGACTGTTGAGTGTGGGTTTTTGACTATTGATCAACTCACGCTCCATGGCATGTGCGGGCTTTCTGCCACGCACGATGTCAACTAAAAGTACTACAAAAGCTTCTGCACCGTGTTGTCTAATGCTGTTGCACAAAGCCCACGATTTATTTTCAGTGAGTGCACGGCGAACATGCTTCTGAAAACGAACTTTCAAAGCATTTCGTACTTGGCTACCGCAGACAGTAATACCAATGTATGACTCGTTTGTGCAGGTATTCACCAACATATAAACTGCATGTTTGGTATCTTGACGGCGTTTTCTTGTCTTCATGTTAGTATTATAGCAAATGGGCTATTTTGGGTCAACCAAAATCGTGTGGTATTTTTGCCACAAAAAAACCCTGTATTTTACAGGGTTTTTAGTGTTGTTTTTTTACAACAATCAGCCAAGTCCTCGGCCACCGCCACCCGCGGTTTGTTTATTGGTGTCACACATGTTACTTTGCACGTCGCCATAATCGTACAAAATATCACTTGCATTGAGATCATCAGGAAAGGTCATTTGCCCGCCACCATTGTCTGTGATAATTCCACTTTGTGCACATTGCATCATGAGCCAGTGCAGTTTTTTTTCCAATAGTCTCAGAGCAGTATCATCGTCAATTCTAGTGTCATGACTCAAAAAATTATCCATCAACATCCCCTAGTTGCAGTATTTAGCCAAGCACTATTTCATACTCGTCTTTGCCGCAGCCACATTCTGGACAGATAAAATCGTCAGGCAATTCGGACCATTTGCCTTCAAGTTCTTCTTCGTGCACATGTCCGCAAACTACGCATACATAAAATTCTTCCATTATAGTCTCCTTAAATTACTGGAAAAGTTATTGAATCCAATACTTGTTGATATGCTTCTGCGTGCCGCTTTTCAATTTTTGTCAAGGCTGCAAAACGTTTTTCTGCTTTCTTCAAGATTGCAGCAAATTGTTCAGCATGCTCTTTGGATTCTTCAATTTGATGTTTGGCTTCGTTGGCCGCATCTAATTGGCCTTCGCGCAGGGCAAATTTTTCAAATTCTGGATACATTTCGGTGAACTCATAAGTTTCACCTTCGATGGCTTTTGCCAAACATTCTCTAGTGCTTGGTTTGCCAATCAAGAGTTCTAAATGTCCCCATGCATGCATGAGTTCTTGATCCGCAGTGTGTTCAAAGTGCTGAGCAATATCTTCATGTCCTTCTTCACGAGCAATTTTGGCAAAGTATCTATATTTGGTATGCGCTTGACTTTCTCCAGCAAAGGCACTTTCCAAATTGGTAATTGTAATTGACTTATTATTGGCCATGTTTTTCCTTTCAAAATGTTATAGTAATTATCTTGGTATACAATGAAATTAATTAATTTTATCAATAATTATTTTAATGACATGTATAGGCATAATCTATTGCTGAACTACTCCACCAACTGCAATGTTTTTTATATGCTGTTTTATAAACGCAATTTCAAACTTGGACAGATTGGGATTTAGATCTTGTCCATTGTGGGACACGATGGTCAACTTTTCTTTGTCAATTATCAAATTCTCATTGAAAAAAATGTTGTTATTGCAGCCCAAATGTAACTGTGCTATTAGCTTTTTCAGAGATTCTGGTGACCATAACAGTACTTCCTGTTGAGATTTTACAAAGTAGCTGCGACGATCAAGATGCAGTTTATGGGGAACATACCATAGCGAACCGTCTGGATGCGGTTCGCTGCCATCTTCGTGATGATGCCATGGCATTATGATACAAGGAATAGCCAGTAAATGTGCAAGATGACATATTCCACCTTCGTAACCAATCACACAGTCGCATAACTCATTCAACATCCAGCACTTGTGTTCAAGGTCAACATCCAGCATATTGAATGTTACAACATCATAGCCCGTGGCTTGCACTAGATGAAAAACACTGGCCCAAAACTCTTTGGTATACAATCGATTGTAGGGAAAAACATTTGTGTCAGATTCATGTTGTAAATCCCATGTGGCCAAGCCAATACAAGGTTTTCGACCAACCGCCACAGGTCTTGGCTGGCCAAACAGGGTCAAATTGTCAACTGAAAAATAGGGACTGAAAAATTTGCTTTTATCAGTGCATTGTGGCCATAAATCATTTTTCAATATTTTTTTGTCAATGATAGTTAAATTTTCTATGTTAAATATTTTTTTCAAATCTCTAACAGTGCAATAATCAGGTGGAACATGTAGGACAATCTGCTGGTCAGAGTGCAGCAACATAGACAGTATTGATATTGTAGTTCCAAGTCCTACTCTGGACATTTCATATTCCAGCATAGAGGTCAACCTCCTATATTGAAATTATCAAGATGCGTGTGAATAAATTCATTTTCCCACTCAGTTAATTGTGCCTGCGTGGCTTCGGGCACGGTGTAATTTTTTATGACGTGTATTCCGTGTTCTTGTCCAATGCTGTAATCACTGTTGAAATAAACATTGTTGCCTTGTTGTAATCTCAATTTGTCAATTTGATGACACAGGTCTTTCGGCGACCAGTGCAGTATTTCTTCCTGAGATTTTACAAAATAGGTTCTACGGTCGAGATGCATTTTATGTGGCACATAAAAAAGACTACCATCTTCATGTGGATCAGCTCCGCTTTCATGATGATGCCAGGGCATGATTATACTAGGTACATTTAGCAAATGAGCCAAATGGCAAATGCCTCCTTCTGAGCCAATGACTGCGTCACATAGTTCATTTAACATGTAGACCTTTTGCTCAAGAGACTGAAGAGTGCTATTGAGACCGACTACATCGTAACCTGCCTGCATGATGAGATCATAAATTTTCAACCAAAAATCTTTTTTGTAGTACCTATTGAATGGCACACTGTTGGAAGGTAATTCGTCCACCCACCATCCATTGTTGGTCACAAGGCCAATGCAAGGCCTGTGTTTTTTTCCTGTTTGAACATGTTGTCCTGTATAACAAAGTTTGTCAACACCAAAATAAGGACTCCAAAATTTACAGTAATCGGACACACAATGCTGGGCTCTATTGGTAATGCTGTTGGGTATAGATTCTTGATTTATGATGGTCAGTTTTTCATCTGGAATATCAAATACTGTCTTGACTTCTCGTAATATTTTGTAATTCTCTGGTGCTCGCAGTATCACTGGCTTGCCAATGTGGAAAAATAAACTCAATAGTGAGATAGTAGTGCCCAACCCACAATTATCAATTTCAAAATCCAAAAAATCTGTCATGCGTTCTTTCAAATAATTCGCACTATTTAATACAATAAAAAAACCTAGGTTTTTATACCTAGGTTTTTCTAACCAGTTCCAGAGCTTTGAGCCTGGCTATCAGCAATCTTATTTTGACATGCACAGAAACATCTTTTTCTGCTTCATGTACTATCTTTCCAAACCTGCAACTTCGACGATTACGTCCCAGCGTTACAGAGTCGTCAATTACAATGCTATTTGGATTACTTGGTCTTGGTCTCTTTAGCTTCGACTTTCTTTTCACTTTTGACAGGCATTGTGTCATTTTTGTGAGGAGCAGCAGGAGCAGTGGTTTCAACTTTTTTGACTTCGACCGTTTTGGGAGCATCGGCAGACATGGCGGACAATGCAAACATTGACGCTAAGATTACTATGGTATTTTTCATGATTTATCCTTTGTGTTATACGTAAATTTTTTATCTACGTACATATACAACGCCTGCCCTGGGCAGTTAGTTGACACACAAGCACTAATTAATAACTTTTTTCTTCCATAATGTCACTGTTCATAATAAAATTGATTTGGCGTTTGATGTCAGCACGAAGATCATTTTTGAGGCAAACTTGACGAGCAGCAAACAAAAATTCGTTGTCAAATGTTTGACTCTGCTCGCATCTGCGCTTGAACTCTTCTAGATCCCAAAGTTCTTGATTGACTTTGAGCAGTAGATGCTGCAAGTTATCAATGTTCTTGGTGTCCAAAGTGTCAATGATTTTCAACAACTTGCTTAGTTCAGTGTTGATATTTTTTAATTTATCACTATCTGTGATGTGTTGTTGCTTGATTTGCAATATGGTTATCTTGTCCACAAGCTCGCCCACACTCACAGGAACAACTAATATCATCTTGCTTTTCTAAAAATGTAAATGCCTTCACTCTTGGTAGACGATTGGACTCGATTATTTCCCACACCAGGACGAGTGGTCAACAACATGTTCACAGTTTCTTGGTACTCAAATCCCACACGTTCACTAAGAAGTTTCCACCGATCAACTATTTCAAATTGGTCTTTGCCATTTTTGTAATCTGCTATGTTTAC